TCACACATCCCCTTTTCATACTTTGCTGCGTATCTCTTACACCCCTCATAAATGAAATCTAATTCATCATTATAGTCAGCGAGGGTCCAATCATATTTTTTACCTTGACGATTTGTATAATACCCTGGAGGACGAATATAAAAAACGTCTTCAACTGGAAGTTCGTCGTTGACAACCTTTAATACTCGTTTACCCGTATAGCGTTGAGATTGACAATTGTGTACCACAACTCCGTCGCAAACAAAATTATGATATTTTCCATCAACCTCAATATCATAAGTAATATCAGTCCGCAAAAACTCAATTGAAGAAATTGAAACAAAGTGTGTCCTTAATGCCTTATGTTCTTTAGCGTGACAACTAGAGCACAGGATCTCATAATTATCAATGTTATACGCTTGATTGATGTCTTCTTTAACAGGTGTTTTATGATGGCAATGAAGTTTAGTTGTTGCCCCGCAATTAGAGCAGATCCTTCCATGATGATCCAGAATATTTTCTTTGTTATATTTTTGCCAATTATAAACTCTGACTTCTGTATTATCCGGATGTTTTCTACCAGGATGACCACATTCTTCTATTTTTTCATGAGCCTTAGAAATATTTTTAATTGCATTTTCTTTTCGCAATTTTCTTTGCTCTTCGGTAAAATGAGAGGTATCCAGTTTTTTACCAGTATTATGGTCCTTCCTAATTTCCCAGGTTAACCCAAATTTATAAGCATATTTTTTAATAACCTCATAAGAGACTCCTAGTTCCTTAGATATTTGCATTGGCGTCTTAGTTTTTAATTCTGACGCCAACCAAACTGGATTAGTATACTTTTCCCTGGCTTCACCAATTAAGGCCAAAGATACGCCATTACAGGATACCTTATCGCCTACACTAAGTTCTTTAAGGCGCTGCCATCCATTTTCAGTGAAAATTCGGTGGTCCATTGAGCACTTTAGTTGCTTTCCATCATCTAGGGTAACTAGATATAGATCTTTTTCCGTGTTTTTAAATACTTTTCCAATCTTTGAATATTCAAAATAACCCCTATCTTCATTAAGACTTCGGACTAAAGGAAGTTCTTCTCCTTTAGTATACATTTCATACAACTGAGAAATAGTTGTAGTCTTTACTTTTTTTCTTTTATTCACGGTAATTAAACTTTCTCCTGCTAAGCAGTCAAAAGTAACTCCGACTCGATGAGTTCTGGCCTGCACCATTACGCTATGAACATAACCAGAAACAGAAAGTGTGATTGCTGGATGCTCTACGCTTCCATAATGACCCTTATCATTAGCCAAAAGAGTTTCTACAATCCACTCACCACATTTAGCCGGAGAAGGAATTACTTGTTCATGAATAGGTGTTTCAGAATAATCACACTTTGCCGCCTGGTATATAACCTGCTCAGGAATAGGATAACACTGAAGAACCACTGTCTGTAAACTTTTATCTAATTCAAGAAGATCGGCTGCTTTAACTGGTCTCATAATCAATTTTCCTTCCGTAGTTTTTCAAGTTTTTTAAACTCTTCTTTAATCATTTTATAAGCCTCATCGGAAGAAATCTTATCACCAATTTCTAGGCCAACAATAATCTCTACGCGGTCGGAAAAGTTTCCTAGGCCCTTTTCAAAATCATTTAGATCATACATCATCATTCCTCCATCTTACTGAAACATTTGGTAAATCATCTTCCGGTTCTTCATAATACTCTGGTTCTTCATATTCTTCTGGTCTAAGAAGATCCCTTATATCTATAAAGTTTTCTTTTTGTCTTTTTGGTGTGGGCTCCTCTTCATCATATTCTAATTTTAACTGGGCCAAAAGAAGCTCCATATTTTTAATAATTAATTTGACTCTTTCAGGATTCATCTTTCAATTAGTTCAAGTTTATGTGAAGAAGGGACCAGTTTTTCAATTACATTTTGACAGCCAACAATTGGGTCTACTACACTACACGTATAAAAATCAACATAGGCCTCTCCTTTTTCTGGAACAGTATGAATTGAAATATGAGATTCGGCAAGAAGAAGAATGGCCGTGACTCCTTGTGGTTGGAATTTATAAGAGCATCTTTCTAAAATAGTGGCCCCACAAAGAAGAGCCGAGTCTACTAAAAGTTGAACAAGAAATTCTAGATCGTCTAGAACATTAAATTCGCAACCATAAAGGTTTAAGATGTAGTGCTTTCCCATTTCTTACTCAGGCGGATCTGACTTGGCCTCTTTGATTAGACCAGAAATATAAGTCTCGGTGCCGTCCATGACCTGCACCTGATAAACATTGGTTCTCATAAGTTTCTTGGCTCTTTTGTACTTTTTGATAATTTTATTGATTTCATCTCGATTTACCGAGATCTTGACTTTTTTGTTGTCTCCAAATCCATCTGACATCAAGAATTCCTCTTTTTCTTTTTAGGTTCTTCGCCCCAGAGTTTAGGACTCACATTACCATAACCAAACGCAATTTTTTGAACATTTCCAAATTTATCGTAATAAAGATCAAACAAATTAACCTTTTTACTACATCTACAAACATCCATTGCGAGATTACCTTCATTATCCTTATAATAGACTAGATAGGCATCCCGAGGAAGAGACTTGTCCCTGGCCTGTTCTAAAGAAGCACTAGAATAAATCAGTTGGCAATTATACTTCCTGGGAAGATTCTTTTTTTCTTCTTCGGTCCACATCATGACCTCCCACCCCATTGAATAAAGGGAAAGGTCTCTTGAATCAGATCAAATGGTAGATTATAAACATCAGTGAGTCGCTTGTCCTTTACAAGACAAAGAATCTGGGCCTCTTTTGGATGAAGACCTTCTAGAAGTTGAATAAAGATAGTCTCTCGTCGAATTGAAGAAAGAGAATCATTACCACCTTTGATAAACATGTAAAACTTATCGGCCTCATTTCTTAGGGTGGTTCGTTGATTACCACCAAGAGCATCAACCATTTTATCATCAATTTGCTTTTCAATGGCAGCCGAAAGAGTGTCATTGCCAGATGTCATATCTCCGGCTGCCGAATAGGGAACTTCTCCTTGAGGAATTAGGCTAACCACAGATTCATCATAATTCCAAATAAACAATGCAACAAGAGCATTGTTTTGGTATTTTTGAAGAATCTCAATCTTCTTGGCCCGAGTTCTTTGAGAACAGGCGAGTTCTAAAATCTCATGTTGAAATGGATTTGCTGGTAAATTAACTGGTTTAACCGTAGTTTTCGGCTTCGTCTTCGTCGGGGTCTGTGTCATAATAATCCTCTTCTATGTCTAATTTGGGGGTAAATCTTAATGCGAGAATTTCGTCTGGAAGTATGTTTCCTGATGCGTCCATGAACTCAGGGTGAATAAAAGGACGAGTATCTTCTTCTTTATTTACATACAAAGAAATAATCCATCCAACAATTCCACCCACCACAAAAAGTAATAATGTTAGTACAATGCTAATGTAAATAGTCATTCCGTACATTTGTTTTCTCCTTAGATTTTGTTCCGGTAAGTCCTGCAGAAAACTGAAATCTTCTAGAGAAAAGAGTAACAGTTTTCTGAATGTGAAAATTGAAAAACTGCTCCTCCTTATTACTTTTTGAACCGATCATCCATAGGATTCCTCGGTTTGGTATATTATTTAGGCTTTCGTCTTGGCCGTTTTGCATTCTTGTCCTTAACGTACTTATCACAATCATCAATGAAACCTAAAATATAGGTCATGATTTTTCTGGCTTCTGGTTTAGAGAGATGTCCATAAGCCTCCCTGAGTTGCCTGGCATCTTCGGTCTGGCCGCCTTGGATATAAAGATTCAGTTCCTGAGCCAGGGATCTGATATTTTCGGCAGTCAGACTCTTTTTAAATTCTTGGGCATCAACCCTACGAGCATTTTTTACCTTTAAATAAGAGTAGAAATTCATAATAAATTTCTTTTCTTTAAAGGCAAAATCAATTGCTTTTTCTACATCATAAAGAGTCTCTTCCATTAGACAAGATTTTGCTCTCTTAGGTATTTTACAGTATCTACACAGCCACCAAGTTTTTGATCATTCATAATAACCTGAGGAAATGTGCGTCCTGGCCCAAATTGATCAATAAATTGTTGACGAGTAAAATCTTCGTCAAGAGTGTAGACCACATGTTCAAAATTATAATTATACATGACTGCTTTAATCTTATCACAATAAGGGCAGCCAGGTTTTGAATAGATTGTGAATTTCATCGTTGCTCTAGTTGGCGTAATCTTTGTTGTAATTGTTGTTCTCTTCTAGCGACCTCTTTTTGGTGTCGTTCTTCTTCCCTAGCTTGTCTTTCGGCCTTTAGTTTGGTTGCTCTTTCTTCAGACTCTTGTTTCCTTCTTTCAGCGTCTTGCTCAAGTCTTTCTCTATTCATGTCCAAGGTATTTTTACGTCTTTGTTCAAAAGAAGAAATATCTTGTTCTAGAAATTGTCTGAATGTTTTCATAATAGCCTTTTTGACTATTTAGAAGTTAGAAGGTTCTGCAAAAACCTCACCAGGGCCTTTTCCTGAAAGAGTCCTAACGAATAGCTCTGTAAAGCGTTCCATTTTATCAGAATTAACAGCAGAAATACTGTCCGTAATAGCGTTTTTTAACGCGAAAAGCTCGTCTTGCTCAGTTTCAGAAAGGTAATTAATCACTTAAAGAATCCTCCAAAGGGATTGTTAGGATCTTGTTTATTTATTAGATTTTCTAGTTGATCCTGGAATTTATCAATTTTTAGAAGAGCATCAATCTCAAGAAGAACATGAGAGATTGCACTGATAGTCGTAGGCTTTTCATTCTTGGAAGCCCAATAAAGAGAATCCCGAAGAACTCCTTCGGCTTCTTTCAGCTTGTCTTCTACTTTTTCGCTAAGTGCCATTTTAGTTTTCTCCTTTGGGTAGTGTTTTCTCGATTTTAACCTGATTTTTCTTTAACTTGTAGCGACTGACATAAGACTGAACATGCTCCTTACAAGAAAAGTAGCAGGTCTTTTCTTCTCCTCGGTCATTGTAGCACAGCCTGAACGGAAATGCAATATGGAAAGGGGGCAGCTCATAATCAACGCTTGAGGTGGCGATGGCCGGGGGTTTAACCTTTGGCGTCGAATTTTTGCGTTTTCTCATTAAAATACTCTTTGAAGAACTTGTTATAACCAACAAAGGCCCTGATTGACGGGGCTACTCCTAAAGAATAGCAACACTCGCAATATGAATTAAATTCAAACCAAGGAGCCGTTGGATCAAAATCGGTCATTCCTCAGAATCATAATAGATCTTGTCTTCTTTATGCCTTAGAAGTAACGCAGAAGCAAGTTCGATAAAGTTGTTAATATTTTCCTGGACCTGTTCTTCTGATTCGTCAAAATTATTTGTGAGTCGTGCAATCATAGTCTGGGAAGGAACCCTGGCAATCATAAGAGTCATGACCGCAATAAGATAACAGGCAGACCATTGACCAGGACCCTCCTTGACCATATTAAGAATAACATCAAAAGTACTTGATTCTTCATCTTCTGTTTCTTCATCTTGGGTGTAATAAGAAACCGCAAGCATCCCACAGGCCCAGACAAGTTCAAAAAGAAGATGATTTTGAGTATCAGCATCCATTAGAAGAATTTGATCCCGTGTGGGAACTTCTCCTTTGCGAATCGCGTCAAAAATAACATCAGGAACATCTGGTAATTCATAATCATCTGGAATACTTTCTTTTAGATCATGTCGATCAAATAGGCACTGAATGTATTCCATTGTAAAGTCGGCACTTTCTTCGCCGCCTTCTTTAATTTCATTAATCCTTGATTGTAAGGACTTAAAATCTAGTTTGTCTTCCATGTCAAAATCGGATGGTGTTGTCATTCTAGCACAGGATGGTGTGATCAGTCAAGAGGGGGCTTGGAGGTCATTTCCTTGTGAAACTCCTTGGCCATTTTGGCGTATCGCCTGGCCATAATAAAGTTCGTGATTGGATTTTTGGGGTGGTATCTCAGAATCCAGAAATATCTTTGAATGGTTATCCAGAAAATCTTAAAAGCAAGATTAATGTATTCTGCAACATTTTTATCTACTACCACCATATAGGCAATGACAGAAAAGATAAAAAGTAAAACTATTTGATAATTAGAAAGAAGCATTAATCTCGCCGCATGTGGTCATTATCGCTTTTGAAGAAATCCGCAAGATCATCAATACTACTATCTTTAGTGATGTGAGTTTGAGGATCCGGATTTCCGATGTTCATCTGGTCCAAAAATTCATCTAGACCGCCTTCATGAAAACTTCCTTGAATTGCCCTCCTTCGGGCTCTCTGTAGCATATCATAGACTGTTCTATTTACATTAGCATATTTTTGAATCAGATTCATGTCCGAGAAAGAAACTTCTTGTTTCAACTCGATTCGCTGGCAGATTTCTTCCAATTGCAGTCTTACTTTTGTTGTGAGCACTTGGTTCTCCTAGAACTTGGTTTTACTTTATCAGGTTTTGAGGTGGTCTTTGGTTTGGTTATGACAGTTTCTAAACTGGCGCTATGAGTCTTTATGAACTTTTTGCATTGGTTAATTGTGTTAAAAACTTCTAATTGCTGGCCCCTATAAACCACCATAAATTTTTTACCAAATCTAAAGGCCCCATAATTACCACACTCACTAAAAAATCCTTCCATGAAACAATCCTGATTTGGACTATTTAGGAAAGGAAAAGGAGCCATAAGGCTCCTATAAATCAATAAGTTTCAGATAGCTGATTAATCGAGTGAAAGAGAAGCACCAGAAAGCTGATGCTTGTAACCGTAAAGATAACTTCTCCCATATCACCACACATTTGGAATTAGTTGACCAGTGGCAAGATAAGTTACCATCATAATCACAACAGAAATCATTGCGGCTCGTCCAAGAATCATAGTTTTATCCTCAATAAAGTCCAAAGAAAAGTTTGCCGGTTGCGGAATAAGAAATAATGCCTGCAATCACACCAATAATAGCCCATTGGGCATTTAGAATTTCTGCTCTTTCAGCATAAGACATTTCTTCATGTTTCAACTGATCTTTCTCCGTAATATACATAGTGGGTTCTTTTGGAAATACATTAATTTGTCCGTGTTCGTTTGTTACTACTGTCATTGTTAAAAAATAAAGAATAGTTATGGGGCGCCGACCTAGCACCCCAAAGTTATCAGAACCTAAAGGTCGTCTGAATTACGCCACCGACCTCAGAAGCATTACCTCGTTGGCCAGCATCATTACTCACATAAAATACAGAAGGAGTAACACTGATATTATCAGTTACTTGAACCTTATAGAAAACTTCAAGCATCAGGGCCTCATCAAGATCTTCTGCATTTGCAGGTTGACCAACCGCAACACCAGCAGAATTTCCAGAAACAAAAGCATCATTCCATTGCATACCGACAAACCAGGATTGGGAATCGGTTGCATCAGTGTCCCCAGGTTGGCCACTTACGGCATTATAACCATAACCAGCACTGATCGATGGAACAACGCGAGATTCAACGGGCTGCCAGTAAGCATTCACCGCAACACTATTCGAGTCCTGGTTGTCCAGAAGTGCTCCATTGGC